AGTGCGTCACAGACTTATGACACACCCTCTTTTATAATAGTAAAAATACGCTTTATGAAAATTGTTACTTTTTGTATATATATAACTATTTGTTTTCTAATTATTGGTTGCAAAAAAAGTACTTCAACTATTAGAGACAACGCCTATGATTCTGTGGAAAAATATGAAACAGAATTAGAAAAATTATGCTTAGAATCGCATAATGGTTCTGTAACATATTCAATAAGAATAAAAACAGAAGACTTAACTAATGATTATGAGTACAAGTATTTAGGTTCATTAAAAATTAAGAAAAATAATTTTAAAGTAATACAACAAAAGATATTGTCAGGTCAGTATCAAGATTCACAGAGAGCGGCAGTTTCTATAAGATTGTTCTTAAAGGGAAAATTATATGGAGAATTTACCGGATTGAACAACTTTTACAAGATTAAAATTACATCAAATACTCTTTGTTTATATAATTATGAAACAAAAAGTAGGTCTATATTTGAACTAAAGGATTCTATACCAAATCTATTGTTTTTCCCTTATAATGATAAAGACAGTTTATCAAGTGGAGACATTTTTCATTTTAATAGGTGTCAATAATTTGTGTGATTACGAGAATAGATGAAAATATAGTTATAGTTGTATGAAAACATAATTCTTTGGATCACCACATGGATTTTTCTATTTAAAAGATGTTAAATCTATCACTATTTTAATAACTTGTTAGAAAAGCCATAAAGTTTATGCAGGTAAGATTAATCACAATAAAATCAGAAATAGGAACTTTCTAAAACGAATTTTATTGTGAGTGCTTTTTCTTCAATACAGAGAGTAAAATAACTTTGTCAGACTACCGTTCTATAGTTAACACTCTTATTTCCACTCCCAATTTATCCTTTCTTCTTCAGAATATAGTTTTTCCTAACCTCTTTTTGGGGTTCGTTACCGAACGAGTCTATCAGAATAATACAGTTGCCATCCCTCACCTTATAGAATATGTTGTCACCACTCGAAGGATGCACAAGCATCAAGATATTACCGTCAAGCACTTGGAAAGTGCCTCTTAACTTTTCCTGCTCGTTCTGCTTTTCTTTGAATGTCCGTATCAACAAATTGGTACCATCAGCATTTAATGTGAGTGTTGTTTCAACAATAGGTGGTAACACACCGTTATAAATTCCAGCTATGGAATCCAAGCTAACTCTGTTTCCCAAAACTGCCGTATATTCTTCAAGCTTGATAGAATCAATACCTGCATCATTTTGTTCTGTGCCGCATAATATATAAGAATGTTGACGTATCAATTTATAGAAGACAAGGTGCAAACAATGGCTGAATAGCCTCGTCTTTTCTTAAATACTCCATAGCCCATAGTTTTGCACTAAAAAGTCAAAACTATGGGCGATTTCAATTACTTACACATAACAAGCGTGAACGATCTGCCCGGCTATCATGCCGCGGCAGCGTTCACCACCAAGAGCAGCGAAGTTTTCAAGGAAGCGGAGGAGATTTCACCGCGCCAAGTGAGCGACAAGGTGAGCTATATGCCTTGGGGAGCGGACGACCAGATGCCGTATGACATTATCAATCTGATTGAGAGTGATGAGACACTGAGCACTTGCCAGATGTTCAATGCAGAGGTGTGCTATGGAAGCGGTTTGGTGTACCAGACTGATGAATGGTGCAAACGGAAAGTGGTGAACGAGGTAGAAGAGTTCTTCTTGGATAACGACATGGCGAGTTATTTCCTCGGTGTTTGCCAAGATTTCAAACACTTCGGCTTTGCCGTGAGCGTGATTATTCTCAATGAACAAGGCAACAAGGTGGTGAGGGTGCTGCGCAAGGAGGCTTGCTATGTTCGCTTTGCCCCTGCCAACAAGGAGGGCGTGATTCCACAAGTGTTGTACGCGAATTGGCGCAATTCGGTGCGGGCGGAACAGGTGGAGGTGATTCCACTGCTCAATCCGCAAAGTCCTTGGACGGACTTGCAGGAACAGGTGAAGAAGGGCAAACGCAAGTTTGCCGTGGTCAGCCGTGTGCCGACGCCTGACAGCACGTATTATCCCATTCCTTATTATGCCTCGCTCTTCAAGGGCAAGTGGTACAATATCAAGCAACTCATCGGGGTGGCAAAGTTGAAAAACTCTGCACCTATCAAGTACCACATTGAGATTGCCAAATCGTTTTGGAGCAACATCTTCAAGGCGGAGGGCATTACCGACCGCGTGAAGCAACAGGAGCGCGTGAACGAGGAAAAGGACAACATCATCAATTTTCTCACTGGTATGGAGAACTCGGGCAAGGTGCTTTTCTCGGAGTTTTATGTGTCTCCCAATGGGGAGGAACAGCATGATGTGGTGATTAACAAGATAGAGACAGACAAGGAGGGTGGCGACTGGGCTACGGACATCATCGAGGCGGTGAACATGATGTGCTTTACCATGCGTGTGCACTCAAATCTTGTGGGTTCTGTGCCGGGAAAGTCGCAAACGAACAATTCGGGCAGCGACAAGCGCGAGCTTTATACGATTGCACAAGCCTTGCAAAAACCGTATCACGATCTTTTGTTTAATGTGCACCGATTGATTATAAGGTTCAACAAGTGGGACGGGGCTTATCCCGACTGTCCGTTTATCCAACTCACCACGTTGGACGAGAACAAAGACGCCAAACAGGTGAGTGTAACCCCTAATACTGAAAACGCATGAGCCAGCTGATACCCGATAACAATGTGCTTCTGCAATTCGTGCCGAATGTGCTGAAGTCAGTGCAAGGCGAGACCTTGCTCTTTGATAAAATTGCTCCGCATTTGGAGGTGGCGGAAGCGTGGCTTACGACCACGTTCCTTTCTGAGGCGGTTCTTGCGGAACTGCCCCATGAGGATGCCACCAACAAGTTGTTGCATTACGCGCGTATGGCTGTGGTGGCAGAAGCCATGCTCCATGCTGTGCCACAGCTGGATTTGGTGCTTACACCCAATGGCTTTGGTGTTGTTTCAAACACCAATATAGCCCCTGCCAGCAAGGAGCGCGTGGAACGCTTGCTCCTGTCGTTGGAGAAAATGCGTGATGACACGCTTTCTATCTTGCTTCCCTTGTTGGCAAATACGGAAGCATGGGCGACAAGCGACCCATGCCAATACTTCATGCAGACGCTTTACCCGTGGTTGGATCTGCCTCGGAAACTCGGCAGCACCGACCACTCTTGGCAGTGTTATCAGGAACTGCATTCTAAACTCATCGCCATCGAGGAACGATTGGCGCATGATTTCTTCTCCTGTGAACTATTGGCGGCTTTGCGCCAAGCAGAGCTATTGGGCAGATGGGGCGAGACCCCATCTGCACCGCACTACAAGCGTGCTTGGAGGCACATCTTCGCCATTGAATTGTATATGCTACGGGAAGAAGGAGAATTTCCCATACCATCTTGCATAGAGGTCGTGAACTCCCTCCGTAATGCTCCCGATGGCATTTTTGAGGAGTGGAAGCAGTCGGAAACCGCTGCTCTCTTTGAAAATCATGGGTACAAAAATGACAAAAGAAAAGGTGGGTATTGGTTTTAACTTGTCTTTTCTCTCCAATAGATGCTTCCATACTTTCGCGGTATGGAAGCATTTTCTATTTCTCTGCCCAAGTCATGGTCGGAACTGTCCGACCAGCAATTGCTGTTTTTCTTTCGACAAGTCGCACGCGATCTGCCGATGAATGAGGTGTTAGCCCTTTGCGTTTGCAAATGGGCTGAAATTGTTGTGCTCTGTCATGCTGACAAACACTCCTGTTTGGTCAAGGATAGAAAAAGTAAACGCCAAGTGGTGCTTGCCGATTGGCAAATCACCTTTGCTGCGCGACAATTGGCTTTTTTGGAGAGCTTTGCTCCCAAACCTGTGCATATTTCTGTTATTTGCGATGCATCGGCAGTAAATGCCGATTTGCAAGCCGTACCTTTTGAGGATTATCTCGCTTGCGAGAACTATTACCAAGGTTTTCTGCACACGCAAAGCATGGAATGCCTTGCAGAGATGGCGCATTTGCTTTATCCGAAACTTTCGGACAAAGCTTGTTTGGAGAAAGCAGAACTGCTTTCTGTTTTTTATTGGTTCGCTTCTATCAAAGCGAACTTCACCCGTATGTTCCCACACTTCTTCACCAACATACCCCAAGAGAAAAGCAATCTCTTGGGGAACGCTGATTTGGGGGTCGGAGAGGAACTCCGACAGGCGATGAACGCACAAATCCGTGCGCTCACAGGAGGCGACATCACCAAGGAGGCAGCCATTTTGCAAATGGACTGCTGGCGTGCCTTGACGGAACTTGATGCCAAGGCACAGGAAGCACAAGAACTGCGTAACCAACTTAAATAATCTGCCATGAAACCTGCAAATACACTCAATTGGAATGCCACGGCATTCTTTCAAGACTTGGTTGCACGCAACAAGTTTGCCACCGCACGAGGCTTTTCTTTCTGCCGCGTGTCGGGCTTGGAAGGCTTTGAAGAGGCACTGCAAACTATGCAAAGCACCACGGCTTTTGTCTGCGTGAGCGACATGGGCCAAGGCTATATCGCACTCGCTAACACCCCACGCACAAGGCGCGTAAAAACCATCTTTCTTGCCATGCGCCATGCCATTGATGACATGGAGGCAAGGCTCAGCTGCATGGAAACACTCCGAGAAGTGTTTCGTCAATTCATGAGCCAACTCATTCTTGAACGGACACGATTAGAACAATCGTGCATTTACCTCGATGAACGCATTACGTTCAATGAAATGAACGAGTATTTCTTTTCGGGCTGCGCTTGTGCCTACTTCCAAATTGCGGTGGACACGTTTACGGATTTAAGATACAATGCCGATGAATGGGAATGATCAAGAACAAGCCGCATTAAGGGAACGCGAAAAGTTCGTCACGGCTTTCAACGAAACCATGCTCAAAATATGGAAGGAGCAAATGACCTTGCTCGATGTGATTGACACAGGTGCCTTGCTCGCTTCGCCCAAGTCGTTACCGCTCCGTGCCGACGGACGGTTTATGGAACTCGGTTTAAGTCAGTCTTTTTTAGAGTACGGACTTTGGCAGAATTTTGGTACGGGTAAGGAAATTCCACGAGGTAACAATGGGGACATCGGCAGGGAACGTAAGCGCAAGAAGAAACCTTGGTTCTCGCGCAAATATTACGCTTCGGTCATGAACCTAAGGGACTTCCTTGCCGACAACATGGCCAAGGAATTTGTGGGCGTGGTAGCCCAATCTTTGGACGATAAGTACCTCAGATACAATCATTAGCTTATGAACACGACAAACATAACCAAGCAAATCACGGCTTTTCGGGCATTAAGCACCGAAGCCGCCATCACGCCCGAGAACTTGGGCGTGATATTGCAAGCCCTGGCAGACTTGCTTTCTGCTGCTGCAACAAACTCGGACTTGCAGTTCCTCACGGCTTGGAAAGCCAATCTTTTGAAACTCTCCACATTGTTGCAGAGCATCAGTCTTGGAACTGTCGGCACAGACAAAGTCTGTCTGTCCGTCATTCAGGGCAATACAGCAAGTGGTGTGCTGCAACGACAGGCGGACAGCGTAATTCTCAAAGCCGCCACCACCGCACAAGCTGGGGTGATGTCCGCTGCACAGGTGCAGAGCCTTACAAGTTGCACCGAGGACATGGCAAGGGCAAAGCTTGCCATCTCCAGCTGCAACACAAACATTGCTGCCCTGAAAATTTGGAAAGCCAAGTTGGGTGAAGCCAAGCAGGTCATTCAGCACTTCAAGTTGGGGGACGTGAACAAGGTGAGTGTGGCATTTTCTGCCACGCTCCTGAACATGGTCACAGGGGAACTGAAAAGCATCAACAATGCTTTTGCTCTCCCTGCTGCCACCTCTTCGAGTGCGGGCGTGATGACCGCTGCACAGGTGCAGCAGCTCAACAAGTATTATGACCACGTCTGCACCATCGACAAGGCGGTGTCCGCTGTCACAGACACCATAGCTACTTCCCTTGCTTATACAGGCAGTTCGCGCGTGCTGGCGGCAAGCAATGCCGCAGGCACGCAGTTGTTTAGCGCCACACTGCCTATGGCTACGGCAAACGTGCCGGGATTGACCACCACACGTGCCGTGACCGATGTGCAGAAGGCTTTGAACACGCGTGTCAAGGAGTTGGGCAATTTCTTGGAAGAGACAGCTGCGCTCAATGCCTTGCGCGACCCTTCAATTTCGGGTAATGCCGAAATCGTGGTGGCGCACCTCACGTATCAGAAGCACATGAGCATCACGCTCATTCAGAACATCGAGAACGACTACTGCCGACAAATCATATTCAACCACGCCAAGGTGTTCCAGCGTGCCATCTACTTCACGGGCAGCGACCGCAAAACGATAAGCTATGCCGAGGACTGGGGCTGTCTGTTCCCTGACCGCATGGCATGGGACGTGAACACGAACAA